ATGCGGAAATGCGTTGCCGATGTAGTGTATAGCACCTTGCTTCTGTCTTTTATGAAAATGTCCACTAAAGACGTACTCTTGATGCTTAAAATGCTCAGGTTTAAGGTCGCCATGGTCGGGCATACGCACCAATGCGTTCATATAAAAGCTAGGAAGTTCAAAATGACCAAACAAATACTTTGTTTTGATGTCTTTCATCTTCTTCCACTCATCGCCAACAAGCCAAGGCACAAGTGCAACGTCATCTTCAATAAGAATTTCGTCTACAAACGTAATACCTGGAATGTGTTTTGCAAATGCTGTACTGTTAACGTCACGTTTGTCTTTATAATACAAATCGTGGTTGCCATCAAAGAAGTAAAACTTCTCAAATGCGGCACCTAGCTTTTCCATGCTTCTAATTGTAGCATCCATAGTTGTAAGGTTAAGTGAATTACGATTATGATGCCAGTCTCCGCAGAAGATGCCAGTCTCGCAACCGGCAGCTTGTGCTTGTTCTATGTACCAATCAATAAATTCTTCGCAATCTTCGTTATGTACACGACTATTGCCCTTTAGCCCAAAATGGATGTCTGTAAACACCGCAGCTTTTTTAAACAAAGAGTATCCTCCATATATACTTGTTAAAGTATATAACATTTTTTAACACTTGTCAACTACTTTTTAGAAAAAGATGTTGCGTCTGCTTCTTCGTTACGCTTTACAGCAGCTTCCCATTCACCTTCGTGTAGTCTTGTATAACTTGGGTTTAAGTCATTCATTTCTAAAATATCGTCTCTAATGTTTTGATTACGTTTTTCAATGTTAATTACACGAACAAAACTGTTAGTAACTGCGGCTGTGTAGTATGCAAATGGGTTTTGTGATTTAGATTCGTCAAACTGTAGTCCGATTTGTGCCAATTGTAGTATTGCTTGACCGCGCATCTCGTCGTTATAAGTATATCCACGAACATTACCGCGTGTAGCATAGCGATCACATAATTTCATCCACATCATAGCAAGGTTATCAGTTGCTTTGCCGTGAGTTTTACTAAAGTTACCGTTTTCCATTCCACCTTCCCAATGGCTTTTACCTACACATTGTAAATTTCCTTCGTCATCAAACTTATAGTGTTGAAATGGCGGAAAATTTAATTTTGTCTTGGTATCTGCGATTGTTTTTGGATTCTTTTTACGACCAGGCTCTTCTGGAATATGGTCAAATGTCATTATACGGAAGATTAATTCTTCTTTTGTAATTTTTCTATAATCAATTTCGCAATCAGCTTGTTTTACTTTTTCACCAGCCATCTTACGTGCTTCGTAGTCGGCTGTGCTTAGGCGTTTTGCTTTGTTGCGCTTTGCTTCCGCGATAGTTCTAATATTAATTTTGTCAACATCTAATAAAATAATATCAAATTGTCCGTATTCTTTGTCTACGTAACTGTTAAATGTATTTTTAGATTTATGTATTTCTTTAAGAATATCCTTGTTATTAAGATAATTTCTTTTCCTCATAGTATCTCCTATTTACAATACTTATTATAATATACTATGTTAATTTTGTCAACTAAATACTATAGGAGATATGTTATTATGATACCTGGATTTAATCAACTTTTAAATGCCGCGGCTTCGGGCGCCACAAGTGCTGTAGTTACTCAAGTGTTTTCTAGCTTAGGCATTGATGTTGAAAGACTTGCAAATCAAAGTTCGGGCGCATCAAGCGATTCAACTAATGCGCTAATTAATGCTTTATTATCATCAGGAGCCGGTTCTGGCGGCATCGGCGCTGCCTTGCGTATGATACAAAACCTACAGCAAGGGCTAGGTTATGGCGCTGCCCCCGAAGAAGCAACATTTACAAAGGCTATTGTTAAAGATGATTATACTACATCTGATACAAAGGATTGGCGCATAAAAATTAGAGGTCCAGCAGAATTAATGACTGGAGAAATTTTACAACCTATTGTAAACACAGAAAATAGCATGTTATTTCCTTTTACTCCTACAGTAATTTTAGGATCAACAGCAAATTATAGTAATATAAACCCAGTTCACACAAATCATCCATTTTATGCATACGAAAATAGTCAAGTGCAAGATATTACAATTACTGGAGAGTTTTTTAGTGAAAACGAAAAAGATGCAAAATATTGGATTGCATGCTTACATTTTTTAAGAACCATGACAAAAATGTATTACGGAAAAAGCGACAATTTAGGAAGTCCGCCACCTGTATGTAGACTTAACGGATACGGAAAACATGTTTTTAATGATATACCTGTGTTAATAAGTAATTTTACAACCGATATGCCAGCTGATGTCGACTACATACAATGCGACATAGGCAACGAAACAACATTTGTCCCAACACAAAGTATTATTACTGTGACTCTAATTCCAAATTACGCAAGATCAACACAGAGTCAATTTAGTTTAGAAAAATTTGCTAAGGGTGGCTTTGTTAATACCGGCGAAGGATTTGTATAATGTCTTTAGAAAAAGTAAAAAATAAAGGACCATATAGTAACACAAACATAAATCCGGCAGGGTTTTTAGATGTTCTAAAACCGAGAGCAGTGCCTGTAGCAGGAGACGATGTGTATTACGAAATAACTCCTGCTTATACATATAGACCAGACCTTTTAGCTCATGACTTATACGGATCAAGAGAACTATGGTGGATTTTTGCACAACGTAATCCTGATATAATTAAAGATTCTGTTTTTGATTTTGTTGCAGGTACTAAAATATATGTTCCGCAAAAAAAGCATTTAAGAGCAATTTTAGGAATTTAAATGACTAAATCTTGGATAGATCCAGATAAAATTACAAATACTGTTGCTTCTAATACTGTAACTGCTGTAACTTCACTAACAAGAAGCAACGGTGTAACTACTGGAGTAGGTACAGCCGCTTCTGTTTACAACTCAGTCGCAACTGCGACTAGTAGAGGCACGGCTGATATATTTAATGACGCAAAAAACGAAGCAACAAGCGCAGCTTTAGGATACGGTTGGCCCGACTATGGCAGTAATCAACCAACAGGGATTGTAGATCAATTTAGACAAGGTGGATTTAATTTCTTACAAGAACAAGGTTCGCTTAAATTAGACAACTTGTTAGGTACGTTTAGTCAAGTTCCTAATGCTCCCCTCTCTAGTGCATTGTCTTCTAGTTTAGATACCCAAGCATTATTTGCAGGATTAGATCAGTCTACAATAGATACTCTTACTGGAGAGATAGCCGGACAGTTAGGAAACTTTTCTAGCCCAGCAGATTTTGTTTTAGATTTTGGTTTTGATAAACTGAATAATATTGTAGGCGGATTTAGTGATATCGAAAACTTTATCACTAAGACTGTAAATGTTATCCCTAAAGATTTTGAATCTATATTAGGCGCAGTTGGATCTCCAGGAGGAGTGTTTGACACATTACGTCAATTTGTTGAGAATATAGAAGATAGATCCGGAATAGACATTATTCCGGGTAACACTCCGTCAAGTAACTTGCAAACAAACGTCCTTAGAGATTTTGACTCTTATAATTACATAATTACTCTAGGCATATTAAATGTAGACCAAGTAAATAATCCTTCAATGTTAAGATTCAATGGAGGATTTGATAAAGTTATAGTGAGATCTGGAGGAGGAGCGTTAGATAAACGACAGCAAATACCGTTAGAAAAAAATGAAGGTATACATGCAGAATATTACATAGATAATCTAAGATCAACTTCTCTTATACAACCAAATACACAAACCGGTGTAGGTATAGGATTAGATATAAGTTTTGAAGTAATTGAACCATATTCAATGGGAAATTTTTTACAAAGTTTAGTTATTGCTGCTGAAGAATTTGGGTTCCCGTCATTTAACGATACTCCGTTCTGTATAAAGATTGAATTTGTTGGCCACAAAGCTCCTAACACTTCTACATCTATGCCTCCGCCAATATATATGCCTATTCAAATATTAGATGTTGCATTTGATGTTAGTGGACAAGGATCTAAATACAGCCTAAGTTGTGTTCCGTATAGTGAAATTGCATTCGGCGATCAAAATGCAGAAACATTGTCTGATATTACTGCAATAGGAACTACGGTTTCTGAGATGTTAAACGGAGTAGATAAGTCTGTTACTTCAACATTAAATCAACGTATAGACAAGTTAGAAGATACAAATACAATACCGGCAGGCGATAGATATGTAATATGCTTTCCTAAAGACCCTACATTAGTAGGAAAAATTGTTTCGGGAGAAATAAGCGTACCAGAAACAACCGTAAGTGCAGTAGAACAAGTTAAAGCTGAAAAAGGTTTAGATAGTGTTAGTACATCTGGCTTAGAAGAAAAACAAAAAACTTTAGACACTGTTGCAGTGACAAGTTCGGGTTCTGGCTTATTTGACAAACTAGATGCTTTTTCAAGAGAAAAAACATTTATGAACGAAATTGGTCTTGATCTAATGTTAACAGATGACGGCGAAGGCGGCACAGGAACAACAGCAGATATGAATGTAGTTCACGACGAGCTAGGAGATACTGTAGATGTCAATAGCCCAGAAGCAGCAGTAACAGAAAAAGCAAGGACTAAGGCGTTCCCATCAGGTATGCGTATAGATGAAATAATTGAAAAAGTTATTGTTGATAGTGAGTACTCTGCAAAAAATGCTGCTGAGTCTCCAGAAAACGGTGTAAGAAAATTTTTTAGAATTAATGCTCATACATATCTAGATCCTAACGCAGAAGCATCTGAAAAATTAGGAAGAGCTCCTAAAATATTTGTTTATATAGTAGTTCCATTTTATGCTGATGATGCAAGTTTTACTGCACCTAACGCTGTTGCTGCTAATCGCGGCGGCATAAGAGCTGCTGCAAAAAAAGAATACAATTATATTTACACTGGAAAAAATGAAGATGTTATTAATTTTGATATAAATTTTAATAATGCATTTCTGCAAGAAGCGTATGCTAATTTTGGTATGAACCAAGCAGCTCGATCATCTGCCGGCAGTGATAGAAAAACTTTCCAAGCAACAGACGGTAATTCTGGATCTTCTCCTAGTACTGCAAAAAGTGATAGAAAAGGTCTAGGCGGCGGCCAAGTTGTAGAAACAACTAAAATGACAATTACAGGAGATAGCAGAACTAGTGATATAAGAAAAAGGATGGCTGAAACATTCCATCATAGATTACTAAATTCTGACGTAGACTTAATTACAGCTGAAATAGAAATATGGGGAGACCCATTTTATCTTCCTAGCCAATCTGGAAACTACATGCCAGAACGTGCACAAGGAACGCCGTCAATGACAGACGAAGGATATATGACTTATATTGAAAATCAAGTTTATATAATTGTTAATTTTAGAACACCTCTTGATTATAGTCAAAACTCGCACAATATGCTTTTTCCAGATGAAAAAATTGTTCCTGAATTTAGTGGTATTTTCCAAGTATTGTCTGTTGAAAATGTTTTCGAAGGTGGACAGTTTAAACAACGGTTAGATTTAATAAGATCAAGATCTCAAGAAGTATCAGGCGAAGCAGGAACATTCGTACAGGTCAACGACGAAGTAGGCGATAAAGTAAATGATAATCCACTAAGTGCAAGTAATGACGGCGATGAAGGCAGCAACAATGACGGCACAACAACAGACCAACCTTGTAATTCTAATAAACTTATTTCAACAGCTTATGGCGATCTTAAAGATAATGTTTCTAATTTGTTTCCTGATTTAAGTACCGTAGCCGGAGATGCAATTATGTCTCAAATTCCTAGTGTAACAGTTGCAGGAATAACTTGGTCTCCTTCAAAGAGTTTGTTTACTGCACCACCACAAATTAAAGAAGATATAACCGCAGCACAAGCAGCGTTTGAATCGGCTTTAGAAAATTCGCCCTTAAATTTAAGAGGATTTAGCTAAATGGCAGTTACAGTAAGTGATATGGACAGAGCATTACTTAGACTTATTGCTGACGGAGAAGCAGTACGGAGTAATCCGTACTGTAGTGTATGGCCAGGACATGTTGAACCTGAGCTAACGGTAATGACGTTATCACAAGTTGAGTCATATCAGAAACAAAGAATAAAAGATGGAAGAAAATCTAGTGCAGTAGGCAAGTACCAATTTATAAAAAGTACACTCAAAGAATGTGTAGGGTATTTAGGATGTGATCCTATGCGGACAGTGTTTTCTAGAGATGTTCAAGATGCGTTAATTATTCAGCGATTAATAAAATTTAGAAAATATGATCAATGGAAAGCAGAATCAATTGATACTGGAAAATTTATGATTTTCCTTGCTGCTGAATTTGCTAGTATGCCAGTTCCTTATGATATACCAGCAGGCAGCATATACAAAAATTCTCCTAGAAGAAATCTTAAAAAAGGACAAAGTTTTTACGCAGGCGACGGATTGAATAAAGCCAACCATGACCCAGATCATCTATATCAAGCACTTGAGGACATTAAAGCTGGAGGATCGGGAGAAGTTCAAGAAATAGATGTTACAACTACAGGTAGTAATAGAGCCCTTCCTCCAACAGGTGTAAGTGAAAAAGCACAAGTAGAAAAATCATCAGCAGGACCTGGGGTTGGAGCATATAGGGGCACACGAGCAGGCAGCCAACCGCAAAATAGTGTTTCACCTCAAGATTATAATCCTTATATCTACGGAAGAATAGATCCGTTAGACGACAGATATGATTTTAGGACTGGAGAAAAAATTAAAGATATTGGCATCCACGGAATAAGTTCAGCAGCAGCAACACCGGTTCAAACAGAAACTTCAGGCGCAACAAATTCTCCTACAAATGCAGGTGTTGCACCTGTTGAAGCACCGTCAAATCCAGATGCAGAAGATCCTCGAGGGCAAGAACAATTGCCTGATTTAATTCCAAAACCCGAAGAACCTGCACCGCCGCCGACTGACAAAAATCCTGACGAAGACCCCGGAGCACCAGGATTACCGTTTGGAGCAGACGAAATTATAGAAGCAATAGAGAAAAAAGTTGAAGTAGTAGCTACAAAAATAGATAATCTTTTACCTTGTGTTGAATCCGTAACAGACGGCTACAGCCTTTCAGGTGCAATAAGTATTGCTACAGACGATATTACTGGCGCAGTAACTGGCGCAGTAACTGACGCAGTAACTGATGCTAAAGACGATCTAATTTCCACCAGCAAAAGCTGGCTAAATTCAAACAAGGGACCCCAGTAATGGCAAGAAGAGGAACTACATACACCCGTACTGGAAGGTCAAGCAGTTTTCCAATAAAATCAGGTGTTCCTTACGAAGCAATTATTATTAACAATTTAGATGTTAATAATATGGGCACTCTTGAAGTTGAATTACTAAAGTATACGTCAGCTGGAAATTTACCACAAAAAAGCGGACAGACTGCTACTGTAAAATACCTTAGTCCGTTTTATGGAACAACGCCTTCAGCAGGTGTTCAAAATAATGATGGATACGAATTTACTCAAAAAAGTTACGGCTTTTGGGCAGTCCCTCCTGACATAGGAACCAAAGTGTTAGTTATATTTGCAGAAGGAAATGCAAACTTTGGTTACTGGATGGGTTGTATACAAGATGATTTTATGAATTTCATGGTTCCAGATGGCAGAGCTGCAACTACGCTGACTACTGAAAATACTCCAGATAATTTAAGAGGTGTTAAATTACCAGTAGGAGAATTTAACAAAAAAGTTGAAACTGGAAGCAAAGTTGATACTACTTTGTTTAATAAACCCTTTAACAAAGATTTTACAAGTGTATTAGAAGTTCAAGGTTTATTACTTGACGAAGTTAGAGGAACTACAACAACTAGTGCAAGACGAGATTTTCCTAGTATGGTATTTGGCTGGAGCACACCAGGTCCTAAAGATAAGAGAAAAGAAAATCCTAAATTTGATGTAGGCGCCGAGGAAAAAAAGGCAAATGTTCCGTACAATAGATTAGGCGGATCATCCATTGTAATGGACGATGGCGACGAGCGTTTTGTAAGAGCAAATCATGCAGAAGACGGCCCCCCTGTTTATGTAAACAAAGGTCTTGGAGACCCAGGCGGCGACGAAACTATACCTCAAAATGAATTATTTAGAATAAGAACACGCACAGGTCATCAAATACTGTTACACAATGCAGAGGATCTAATATACATTAGTAACAGCAGAGGAACAGCATGGGTAGAATTAAGTTCAGATGGAAAAATAGATATCCATGCACAAGATAGTATAAGTGTAATGAGTAACCAAGACATCAATTTTACTGCTGAAAGAGACTTTAATATTGATGCAGGTCGTAACATAAACATGAGGGCTCAAGCAAGATATAGTGACGGACAAAAAACTTACGACGGATTAGAATGTGGTAGAATACAGATTGAGTCTAAATATGACACAAATATTTTAGTAGGTGATCAATACAAAAGAAATGTTCTTGGCACAAGTCAAATAAAAATAGATGATGATAGTTTTGTGACTGTGACAGGTAATAGCGAATTATTAGCAGGTAATATTCTCGATACTTCAAAGGGTACATTTAATCAAAAATCTGCACACTCCTTTTATAGAGAAAGTGCAAGTAATATAAATGATCTAGCTGCTGGTTTATATATGAATAAAGCAGAAGATGTTAATCTACACGGGTTAGCAAATATTAAAATCTTATCTGGCGCAAATTTAGAAACAATCGTTTCTGGAGACAGTTTAACAACAATTACAGGCGTATTCGATGTACAATCTGATTCTGCACATTTTGAAACAACTAACGGCATTAATATGCTTGGCGGCACAGCGATTGCAGGTGATGCAACAAAAATAAGTTGGAATTCAGGAGTAGCAGTAGCAGGTACAGCAGCTACAACAGCCGTTAGTGCAACAGCATCAACCGCAGCAAAACCTGCTGAAGCAATAATTCCATTAACGCAAATTGTATTACCTTACACTTTTCCAGGAGCTCAAGACACCGTTCCTTATGAAAGTATTCTTACACGGGCACCGCAGCACGAACCATATATGCATCATGAAAATTTAAATCCTGCAGGATTTAAACCTGAGCAAACTGACAGAGAATCACCAGGGCAATTAATGCCAAGTGATAGAATTATAACGCCAGACACGTTTACTAAAACTAAATCTGCAAATCAAACCTCGTCACAAGTTTATGGATCCTCAGGAATTAACGATTACGGCACCACAGGCGATAATGCAATTGTTAACGGAGAAGTTGTTCCTCCTAAAAATGTGCCAGGCACTGCCGCAATTAGATCAATTGCGAATTTTGAAATTGATAAAGAAAGATCAACAGATTCTTATGCTAATAGATTCTTTAAAGGTGACGGTCCGTTAGGAACAGTATCAACTAGTAAAGGAATTACAGCCGAAGTTGCTGAAATTTGGGTTCCTAATTTCCAAGGCTTTATTGATGCATTAGAAGCTACTGGCTATGAGATAAAAGTTTTATTAGGTTATAGCAAACGCAATATAGGAAATTCAAGCAAATGGAGCACACATGCTAGCGGCGCGGCAATTGATATAAATCCGCCAAACCCGGTAAGGAATGGTGATCCAAATGGACTATGGATTCCAAGACCGTCTAATGCTCCTATAACTGACATGCCTGCAAATACTGGCGAACTTGCTAAAAGCTTTGGCTTAGGTTGGGGCGGAGCTTGGAATAGTTTAGACGATGCAATGCACTTTAGTACCGCAGCAAATGAAGGTGGAAATTATAGATTTACACCAGGTCTAATACCGCAAGGTCCAACAACTGATGAACAGATTACAGAATCAGGCGATCCGAGAGGAGAAGATTATTATATTGCTCCTGCAAAAGAAATTACAGAAGAAAAAGATGCAGAATCGCCTACATCGCCGCAAGAACAAAATAATCCAGGACCTCAGAATGCTGACGGATCCTCTAATGTGCAATAGGTAAATATGTTATGAGTGAACTAGAAGACAATTTATACAAAAGAGTACAAGTTCCTAGTACTTCGACAGCACCAACTGTATCTAGAACTTATAGAGGATTTTATTCAGGAGATTCGTCTAAAGGTTTTAAGCTGTACGATTTTGAAATTATCAAACAAGATTTAATTAATCATTTTCACATACGCCAGGGCGAAAAACTTGGTAATCCCGAGTTTGGATGCATAATATGGGACATACTATTTGAACCATTTACTCCGGCATTACAACAAGCTATTGCAGAAAATGTTACGTATATTATTAATTATGACCCTAGGATTTCTGCAGAAGAAGTATTTGTAGAAGCATATGAAAACGGAATACAAGTTTCAGCTTCAGTAACATATAAATCCTATTCAATTACTGAGCAACTTAATTTTAAATTTGACAGTAATATTGGATTAATAGACAATTAAATACATACATTATTTCGTAGCATAAATACTTTATTATAAGGAATATTGGTATGTCTTCAAGTGATAGACAGTCTAAGTTGCTAGTAACTGAAGACTGGAAAAGAATATATCAAAGCTTTAGAAATGCAGAATTTCAAAGCTATGATTTTGATAATCTTCGCCGCGCGATGATTAATTATCTGCGCCAAAATTATCCCGAAGATTTTAACGATTACATTGAATCAAGTGAATATCTTGCGCTGATTGATATGATTGCTTTCCTTGGGCAAAACTTATCATTCCGTATTGATTTAAACGCTCGTGAAAACTTCCTTGAAACAGCAGAACGCAGAGAAAGCGTCTTACGTCTTGCACGTATGCTGTCGTACAATCCTCGCAGAAATCAAGCAGCTAATGGACTGTTTAAATTTTCTACTATTAAGACATCGGAATCAATTTTCGATAGTACAGGAATAAATTTACAAAATACAGTAATTAAATGGAATGATCAAACTAATACAAATTATTTTGAACAATTTACTAAAATTTTAAATGCAGCATTACCCTTAGCAAACCAAATTGGTAATCCTTTAAAAAATGATACAATTTCAAACGTTTCAACACAAAAGTATAGACTTAATGCAGTTAACACTGCATCTGCAATTTTTCCATTTACAAAAATAATTGAAGGTAATAATGTACCATTTGAAATTGTAAGTACAGATATAAAAAATAATAGCTTATCAGAAGAACCTCCTCTACCAGGCACTAGTCCTGCATTTTTATTCAGAGATGACGGCCAAGGACCTGGGTCTTCAAACACTGGATTTTTTATGCATGCACGACAAGGTGTTTTGCAAACCGGAACTTTTAATGTTACTAATCCTGTGCCTAATCAAGTAGTAGGTATAGATGTTGCAAATATTAATGATAGCGATGTATGGCTTTATAGTGTAGATACAAATGGCTTTGAAACAACTAATTGGACAAAATTAGATGCTGTAGAAGGCAACTCAGTCATTTACAATAGCTTGTTTAACCAAGTTAGAGATATATTTCAAGTCCAAACAAGAATAGGCGATAGAATTAATGTTGCGTTCAGTGACGGAACTTTTGGTAATTTGCCATCTGGCAATTTTAAAATTTATTATAGAACAAGTATAAACAAACCATTATCAATATCTCCTGGTTCAATCGGTACAGTTTTAATTGATATTCCGTATCAAAGCAAATCGGGATCTCAAGAAACGTTAACTATAGGGTTGCGTCTTCAATATACTATTAACAATAGTGCTCAAGCTGAATCTAACGCTGAAATAAAATTAAATGCTCCTTCGACATTTTATACACAAAATAGATTAGTAACAGGAGAAGATTATAATATTGGCCCGTTATCAGTTAGTCAAGATATAATTAAAACACGAAGTGTAAACAGAATTTCTAGTGGTATAAGCAGATACTTTGATTTAAAAGATCCTAGTGGAAAATATAGTACAACAAAATTATATGCAAATGACGGAATTGTATACAAAGAACTATATCAAACAAAACAAGATTTTACTTTTACAAGCCAAAGCGACATTGAAGGCGTGATTGTAAACAATATACAAAGCATTGTGAGGTCTAATCCTTTACGTAATTTTTATATGAGCGAATATCTTGATTTGTTAGTAAGAGATTTAAATGCAGCATGGGTTAGCAAAACAGTAGCAACAAATAGAAATGTAGGAATACTACAAAATCTAGATAGTGTTCCATTTAGGGTCGGGTCGTTTGCATCAAATAGTTTAAAATCTTTAACTGTAGGATCTATGCTTAAATTTGTTGCGCCTACAGGCAAGCATTTTATGGCGGACAACAGCCATGCTATAATGGACGGAGATGCTGATCATCCTAACGCTGTGACATACAAATGGACAAGAGTAGTTAATATTACAGAAGATGGTACAGAAGTAAGTAGTTTGACAGGTCAAGGAGGTATAGTTCTTAGTGACGTTATACCAGAAGGCGCCCTTTTAGAAAAGATTATTCCAGTTTACAGCACAAATTTTAGTAATGACTTAAAATTACAAATTATTGATCAAACCTTTGCATACAAAGACTTTGCGTTACGTTATGATAGGTTCGACAGAGAATGGAAAATCATTACTGCTTCAAATATTAACACTGTAAATAACTTTAGCTTAGGTAAAACTGGAGACATTTCGGGGGAAAACTTAGATGCAAGCTGGCTACTATATTTCAAAACAGACGGAGAAAAATACACTATTGTAAATAGAAATTTACGTTATGTTTTTGAAAGTGATAACGAATTAAGATTCTTCTTTGATAGCGCAGATAAAATTTATGATTACAAAACTGGTAAAATAGTTAGAGATAGAATATCGGTTTTAGATATTAACCGAACACCTGACACTAATATTCCATTTACAACTAATTTTAACTGGAATATAAGTAATGCGTATAGGGACAAAGAAGGATATGTTGATAGTAAAAAAATACAAGTTGATTTTTATGATTTAGACGACGACGGCTATATTGATGATCCTGATTTATTCACACAAATAGTAGATCCTAATATTAATCCTCAATCAAAAATAATATTTCAAAAAAAATATGTCACTAGTGACAATGTAGAGGAATTTAAGTATTTTGAAAATAAAGATAATGAAATATTAATAAAAACTAATTTGTCTGCTGTTGGAGCATATAGTCAGTATGATAATCCGAATCAGATAATTTACCTATATGAGGAAGGTACTTTTATACAAATTAATTCTGTTTTAAACAACCATAGAGTAATTACAGATTATAAAGCATTTATTGGCAGAGATAAATTAAGATTTGAATACACACATGTTGCAGACTCTAACTACAGATTAGATCCAGCAGTAAGTAATATTATTGATACCTATTTACTTACAAAAGCATATGATACTAATATTAGATTATACTTAAATGGTAGCTTAAATGAATTACCCTTACCTCAAAGTAATGACTCCTTATTTAAAAATTACGGAGCACAACTGTCAAATATAAAGTCTATTAGCGACGAAATAATTTATCATCCTGTAAAATACAAAATACTGTTTGGCGAAAAGGCGAAAAAAGATTTGCAAGTAAAATTTAAAATTGTACGTAACAAATCGATGGTTGTAAACGACAACGAGCTCAAAGCAGACGTTATACAAGCTATTGATAGATTCTTTGCTATAGAAAATTGGGACTTTGGAGAAACTTTTTACTTCCAAGAACTTGCAGCATATATTATGAACCAACTAAGTCCAAAATTAGTAAGTATTGTAATTGTGCCTAGACAAGTGTCACAAACTTTTGGAAGTTTATTTGAAATACGTTCTGAACTTGACGAAATTTTTATAAGCGGAGCCACTGTATCTGATATAGAAATTATTGAAGAGCTTACATCTGTACAATTGCAAACGTCTGGCAATGTTATTACTAGTGTCAACAGCAATGCATCTGAAGTAACGTCGGCACCAATATTAAGCACAAATACAACAAACACAAGCGCAAACACAAGCACGAGCACACGCACAGTTGTTTCTAATAATTCTAGTACAAATGTGCCAAGCAACAGCGGATCTAGCAGCAGTAGTAGTTCTAGCAGCAGCAGTAGTTCTAGCAGCTCTAGTGGATCTAGCGGGTCAGGAAGTTCTAGCGGAGGATACAGCTACTAATGGCATATAATAATAACCAAAACGAAAGTTCATTACCAACTCCTGGCAATAATAAAAAACAGTCTATTGATTTTCTTCCTAAGTTCTTTAGGACTGAAGCAAATAGGAAATTTTTACAAGCAACACTAGATCAATTAATTAGCAACGGTGCAGCAGAAAAAATTGATGGTTATGTGGGTAGAAAGTATAACGAATCATATAAATTAGGCGACCACTATTTAGAGGATGTTTCTAGATTACGAAACGACTACCAGTTTGAACCGGCAGTGTCATTAAGAGATAATTTAGACAATGTAGAATTTGCAAAAGATTATCAAGATTATATTAATGTATTAAAATACTTTGGCACTAATATCGAAAATCATGATAGATTAAATTCTGTTAACACTTATAGTTGGACACCACATATAAACTGGGATACGTTTACTAATTTTAGAGAATATTATTGGTTGCCAAATGGTCCGCTAACTGTACCAGTTACAGGACAATCAAGAGAAATTACTAGTACATACAGTGTTACTATTGAAGATCAGGGCGATAACGTTGCCTATGTATTTAATGACGGATTTACTAGAAATCCTAAATTAAAATTATATCGAGGACAAACTTATAGATTTGATATCGACACTCCGGGTCATCCTATTGCATTCTCAATAAGTAGATCATTTACACCCGGTGTTGCACTCCTAGTTGCAGGTCAAGAAGGCATCCGCGGCGACGGCTTGTTTGATGCTGTACTTTACGGTAATGAATATGACCAAGGTGAATATGTTGTACTTCCTGTAGACAACTCTGTTACTTTTGAAGCTGACGAAAATGTTTCAACTCTTTTTCCAGACGGAATAAGAAAATTTGACGAAGAAGGAAATGAAGTAGCAATTGCATATGTTGAAAAAGGAACAATAGAATTTACAGTTCCTTTTAACGCACCAACTCATTTATTTTATATTAGTCAAAATGAAGTTAATACAAGCGGACAAATTAGAGTTTATGATGTAGAAGAAAATACATTTTTAAATGTAGAAGAAGATATTTTAAATAAAAAACAATATAAGTCTTCAAATAATATAGAATTTACTAATGGTCTTTGTATACAATTTCAGGGAGATGTATATCCTGAAAAATATAGTTTAGGTGAATGGTACGTAGAGGGCGTAGGATCTCAAATTGCTTTAATTAGTAAACAAGATCTTACTATTCCGTCGGCCTATACGTCAGACGTTGAAGTACCCTTCGATACTAACGAGTTTGATGTTTTTCCATTTGATACAGCAAATAATTTTCCTTTAGTCAAAGATTATATTACAATAAACAGGGCTACTAAAGATAAAAACCCTTGGAGTAGAAATAATCGATGGTTCCATAAAGATGTCGTATTAAAAAGCTTTAGATATAATAATGTTGCTGAAAATTTGGACGATAATTATAGAGCATCTCGTCCTATTATAGAGTTTGATGCTGGAATAAAGTTATTTAATTATGGAGTATCTGCAAAAAAAGATATAGATCTTTTAGATAGTTTTACTACAGATGTTTTTAGTACTATACAAGGACAGGTTGGTTATATTGTAGATGGGATAGAATTACAGCAAGGTATGCGTGTTCTCTTTACAAATGATTCTGATATACTTGTTAGCGGAAAAATATTTGAAGTAAAGTTTATTAATCTTAATAATCAACGGGTTATTAAATTAGAAGAAACTATAGATACAATGCCTTTAGATTTAGAAACTGTATTTGTAAAATCTGGTAAAAAATATTCTGGATTAAGCTTTCACTATACAAACAATAGTTGGGTGCA